TGTAAAGTCGCCAAGCGATGCTGAGGGTACTGCTAAACAGTTTACTATTGAAGGTCCTGCTACGCTAACTAGAGAGCAAGCGCAGGCAATATTTGAAAAACAAGTTAACACTGGTGCACTAACTGGGTTCAAAGCTGGAGACGTACTCAGTGCAGCCACTCAAGCAGCCGCTGGACTTGCTGGAGCACAAGCACAGCTAACAGGCGGTATAAGCAGTCTGGGTGCCTTGGTCAGCAAAGCTACCAATGGTGCAACATCAGCGTTGACCAAATTGCCAGTATTAAATGGTATTAACCCAGGAGACTTTGCAAAACAGTTGCCCGGACTAACCAGCATTGGATCTATAGATGCCAGTCAAGTCACAGGTGTTCTAGCACAGGCTGGTAAACTAACAGGACAGCCATCAGACCTATTGACCAATGCAGTTGGTGTGGGAAATTTTGGACTTGACGCTACACAGTTAGAAAAAGCTGGATACGTTAAACCAGGTACTGCTGCCAAATATTTGACCACAGGACAAAACTCATTAACATCAGTGCTCAAAAGTCCTTCAGTATGGACAGGTAAAGACGGCATTAACGAAGTGCAAAATTTGCTAACAAATCCCTCGGCACAGAACAAAATACAACAAGGACTCATGTCCACGGGAATAGAGCAAGTCAAACAACTTGGCCTGCCCACAGATAAACTCAGTCCACAGCTATTGAGTGGCGTGGCATTGAATGCTGCCAAGAGCGTGACAGATACTGTAAATTGGGCCAAAGGACAAATCTCCGGAATACCATCTGACATCACCGCTGGGTTTGACCAAGTGGCCAAAGATGCTGCCTTTGCAGTTAATTTGGTTGATGAAAAAATTGGTAACGAAACTCTAAATATCAAAGCAATCACAGGATCAACAAACACAATTAATCGAGCCACACTAAATGCCGCGCTAGGCCGTGTTGTTGGCAATGAAAAAATACCAAAACTTGATTTCAGTGGTGACACATTTGATGAAGTAGCTACACTGGCACTGAAAACTCTCAGCCAAAACATTGCAATCGTTGAATCCAAAGCCAACAATATCTTTGGCGAAACACTAACGTCTGACACTGTGGACGCAAGGGAAGCTAGAATAACTGCACTAAAAAGCGAAGCAACTGCATTGTTAGCCAGTTTGCGCAGTCTAAAAACCACTAGCACATCACTGGCATTTCTCGGCAAAATTGACTTGGCCATAGTGAATATTGAGTTATTGATAGAACTGTTGGACAAAGACATAACAAACATTCAGCGGTTCAAAGCTGACTTACAGAGCATATAAATATTAGCATGACTACATTCGTCGGATTCAACACTATCAATCAATACAAAAAGTTCACTCTCACTGATTTTGAGTTGATCAAACGTGACCTGCTGAATGCATTCAATATACGTCAAGGTCAACTGCCTGGACGCCCTGGCTACGGCACGGTGCTTTGGGACTATGTGTTTGAACCACAGACAACACAGACTCAAAACTCAATCAATGCTGAAGTACAACGTGTAGCTGGCGGCGACCCTAGGATATTCATCAGTGACGTCCAAAGTTATCCGCAAGAAAATGGTATCCTGATTGAAATACAACTCAGTAACCATAAATACTCTGAGGTTACAAAACAATGGCAACAACCACTAGACAAACAGCAATATTTGGCGTAGAAGATTGGAAGCAGATCTATCAAACGTATAGAGAAGCAGACTTTCAAAGCTACGATTTTGAAACTCTACGCAAGAGTTTTGTAGATTATCTACGTTTGTATTACCCAGAAACATTCAATGACTACATTGAATCGTCAGAATTTATTGCACTCTTGGACATTATTGCGTTCATGGGGCAAAGTCTTGCATTCCGTACTGACCTTAACACTCGTGAAAACTACATGGACACTGCCGAACGTAGAGATTCAGTAGTGCGTCTTGCCAATCTAGTAAGCTACAGTCCCAAACGCAACACAGCCTCACAAGGATTGTTAAAAGTATTCAATGTCACAACCACAGAAAATGTTGTGGACTACAACGGAATCAATCTTGCCAACGTCACAGTAGACTGGGCTGACCCCACAAACCCAGACTGGCAAGAACAGTTTACTGCTATTCTCAATGCAGCCATAGTTGACACACAACGGGTAGGACGTCCTGCAAATCGTCAAACACTACTGGGTGTGCGTACTGATGAATACGCATTAAATTTAATTCCTGGCTTCTTGCCTGTGATTCCTTACACCGCCACAGTTGACGGAGTAAACATGCCATTTGAAGCAATTACTTCTACCAGCGTGGGACGTGATTACTTGTACGAACCAAGCCCTGTGCCCAACGCACCGTTTAACATTTTGTATCGCAATGATCAATTAGGTTTTGCTAGCGCCAACACAGGTTACTTCTTTGCATTCAAACAAGGCACACTGCAGAACACAGACTTTAACCTTGCTGAACGTATCAGCAATCGCACAGTCAATATCAATGTTGAAGGCGTCAACAACGAAGACCGCTGGTTGTTTGAACTTGACAACCTAGGCAATATCAATCGCGAGTGGGACTATGTAGAAAGCGTATACACCGCAGCCGCAGAACAGCAGGTTGAACTGCGCCCAATTTATTCTACAACCAGTCGTGCCAACGATCAGATTACTCTACTGTTTGGCGACGGTGTGTTCAGTGAAATCCCTGTGGGAATTTTCCGTTGTTATACTCGTGCAAGTAATGGATTGCAGTACATTATCAATCCAGAAGAAATGCAAAACGTTACTTTGCCAATCAGTTACACTGATCGCAATGGTAACTTGCAAACTATCACATTCACCTGTGGCATTACACAACCTGTGAGCAATGCACAGGCACGTGAAAACATTGATCAAATCAAACAACGTGCTCCTGCACGTTACTACACACAAAATCGTATGGTCAATGGCGAAGACTATAACCTGTTTCCGTACACTGCTTACAATTCGATTATCAAAAGCAAAGCATTGAACCGTAGTTCAATTGGTACCAGTCGTTATTTGGATCTCGTGGACAACACAGGCAAGTATAGTTCAACCAACACCTTCTCCAGCGATGGTGCACTATGGGAAGAAAACATTCTTCCTACTATCTTGTTCTCTTGGATTAATCGTAACGAAATTGCTGACTTTATTACAAACCAAGCGCAACCTGCGCTAGGTGCGGATACAATGAAACAGTTCTACTACGCCAACTTTCCGCGCATTGATACTATCAATACAGGTGCAACTGCCGGAAGCACCTGGCAGCAATCAACTACGTTGGCCAACGAAACCACAGGCTACTTTAAAAATTCTGTAGGCAATGCTATTCCTGTTGGATCAAGTACCAGTACAGATTTTAAATACGTGCAAGTAGGTAGCCTCATTGAGTTTGTTGCTCCCACCATCAATGGTGTAGCATATTACTTTGACAAAAATAATAAGTTGCAACCGGGTACACCAACCAAGCCAGATGAAAAAACTTCTATCTGGGCTGCTCCACAAGCCATCATTGGCGATGGATACAACGGCGGTCAAGGCAACTTGTTGAGTGGTGCTGGTCCTGTTACAATCAACAACTTTGTGCCTACCGGCGCAGTGGTCAATACTATTATTCCATTGTTTACTACAGACTTGCCAGTGAGTCTTGAACAACAAATGGCTGAACAAATTGAGTTGTTCCGTAATTTTGGGCTAGGCTATGCCAACACCACTATTACCACGCCACAAGGTGCTACTATTCCTGCAGGCACTTGGTACCTAATAACACAACAAAACTTAGATGCATACTCATCTACCAATCCAGCTACCTGGAGCCAAACTTATGCAGGCGATACATCTGGTGGCAACGACGATGCTAGTTGGCTGGTACAGTTTGTGGTTGAAAATCAAAACTACACAGTGACCTTGCGTGGCCTGGCCTATTCTTTTGGTTCAGTGCTACAAACACGATTCTTCTTTTATGATAATCAATTGATCTATGACAGCAGAACTGGCACCATTATCAAAGACTTTATCAATGTGTTGGCCATGAACTCGCAACCTGCATCATCATCTCCGTTGCAAGGCGATGTGGTAATGAACATTATTGGACAACCTGTAGAGAGTGATGGCTATGTTGATGACTTCCAGGTGCTAGTCAGCTATCGTGACAGTGACAACGATGGTGTGCCTGATGATCCAGATTTCTTTGATACTATTGTAGGCACTGTACCTGCAACACCCAGCGCAAGCTCTCCGTGGATTTTCTTGCAACAAACAGTGGACTTTGATAACTTGCAACGCTACTTGTTGGTAGAGCCTGGTGTAGTAAACGCAGATTATGCTACCATTGATGCTATTGAATTGGTCAAGACTGAGTGGACACCAGGACAAATATTCTATGCCTACAGTCAAGGCACATTCTGGTTGTTGAGTATCAACGTAAACAATGTTCGTACGTTGGTCGAACAATCAGGATGGATTGCTCGTAATGGTAGACAAGCATTGTACTTCCAGTATCGTCATAACTCGCCACTAACAAATCGCATTGACCCAGGCACCACAAACATCATTGACCTGTATGTGGTCACACAAAGTTATTACACAGCATATCAAAACTGGATCCGTGACACAACAGGTACTGTGATTGAGCCAAGTGTGCCCACAATTGATGAACTGTCAACTGCCTATCAAGGACTTGATGACTACAAGATGATTTCAGATAACATTGTGTTGAACTCTGTAAACTTCAAGCCGTTGTTTGGTGCCAAGGCCGCACAACAACTACGAGCCACAATCAAAGTGATTCGTGCCCAAGGCTCGACAGCGTCAACCAGCGAAATCAAGAGTTCAGTAGTGGCAGAGATGAATAGTTATTTCAGCATAGACAAATGGAACTTTGGTGACACCTTTTACTTCTCTGAACTGGCAGCATACCTACACAGACAACTAGGCACAATCATCAGCTCTGTTGTGTTGGTACCACTGGACACACAAAAGAGTTTTGGAGACTTGTATGAGATTAGATCTGAACCCAACCAAATCTTTGTGAAT